CTCTGGCGTAAGCCTAGGCTTGCCATTCAAAATCCTTGCTTCTTTAGCCAAGTCCTTCAGCGTAAAATCAATCTGCTTGAGCATCGCCTGCGTGCGCGATCCCTTGGATTCCATAATGTCGAACATCTCTTTGGGAAGATTGCCTTCAGTAGTAAGCCACTTCTTTGCTACCTTAGCCGCGCCTTCTTGAACATCTGATACGATGAATCCAGCCTCACCAGCCCTGCCACCCATAGGGCGTGGGATGGTTGTTTTACCAGCCCCAAGTTCGCCAACCAAACCTTTTGCGCCTTGCGGTGATTGTCTAATCCTCTCCTCCATGCCCTTCTCAACTTCAATTACTTTAGCGGCTTCAATGGCTTTAGTTGTTGGCCTAAACTCGCCTTCTGCTGGCAACGCCAATCTCTCCGTACTAGGTAACTGCGTCCTAGGCGTGACAAGCTGGCCTTCGCTTACAATCTCACCCTGTAAGCCTCGCGTGTCTGGAGTAATAGCCTCACGATTGATGCCCTGGGATTCAATTGTAAATACGCCTGTCCTTGGAACTGGATCGTTTAGATCAACCAAGCTTTCCTGCATCGGCGTAATAATTCCACGCCGTTGCATCTCTGCGGTATCGGCCTGTGTTCCTCGTACGTTACCGCGCACGCCTGCCTCGGCTAATTCTACTGGAGGTATTGGTTGTACTGGTGGCAACTCGGCTGTTGGTTGTGGCCTTACTTGGGGTTGTTCGCCAGATACAATTTCAGCTTTATCCAACACTCTGCGCCCACCCAAATCTACTGTTGTTCGTTTTCCGCTTTCTGCTGGTAATCCTGTCTCTGCTTTTCGCCTCAATCCCTCTGACATGATTGCGTTAAAATCTTCTATTTCGGTTTTGCTCGCTCTCTTCTCTTTAACTCTTTTAGTAAGCTCGTATGCCTGTTCCTTATTATATCCCTTAACCCTGCTTCCGCTACCTAGGCCAGCAAATAACGCACCAAACAAGGCATCTTCTGCAATCGTACCAGGGCTAACTTCTCCACCAGTAATCGCCCTAACTCCAGTACCAACCCCAGCACCAACTGCCGCTGGAATTGCCACAGCCTTCCCTAGTTCTTGAATTCCACGTCTTACTCCTAGTTCTCTAAAAAGTGTTTTGCTTGCTTGGACAAGCTGTGCGCCACTTGCTGCTCCAGTTACAACTGGTATGGTGTATTCACCAGCAGTGGCATAACCTGGTGCAAGTTGCTCTGAGATTGGAACTTTCGTTGGGAATAATTTGTTAAGACCTCTTTCAACAATCTCGCCACCAGCAAGCGCGCCACCTGCCCCTCCAACACCCGCGCCAATTGCTGCTCCAAAAGGACCACCAACAAGCATTCCTCCAGCACTACCTAAAACCGCACCACCAATTCCTCCAGCAGTAGCTCCAGCACCTTTTGCCAATCCAGCTAGTCCAGCAATTGCTTTTGCCTCCACTGGAACATCAACCGCATCCTTGCTTACAAAATCATCTATCTGAGCATCCTGCTCTGGCGTGTAGTCCTGTAGGGAAGCTGCGTATTGTTTTGTTTCAGCACCCCATTGGCGAGCTAGATTAACTTGTTCTGGATAGGTAAGAGTCTTGTAGTCCTCGGAATCCTTAATCTCACTCCACGCTGGAGGTTCTTCTTGTCTTGGGGCTGGTTGTGCCTCGATTGGCATCCCAGCTAGTTCCCTTATCTTGTTAGCTGAAGATAGCTCCTGTATTGGGGCTTCAGCCATTTTATCTACCTAGTCTTGATTTGATCCAGCTTGCGGCTACTGGTTGTTCCTTGCCTCCAAGGGCTTCCTCTATCTGGTTTTTCATAAATTGAGGAGTTGAATCGGAGGATAGCAATTGGGCTGCTTGTGGTACAGTAATAAAAATTGGATTACCATTGGCAGCTATCAATGGAATTTTCCCGCTTGAAGCTGCGCCAGTAAGTTTACTCCTTACATCTGCACTTGCCATTCTAATGGCTGTATCTCTTGGTTGACCCTCTGCCTCATAGGTTGCGGCTAATTGAGGAACTTGAGTTTGATAAATCTGACTATAAATATCCGCGCCAGTCTTGCCAGCCTGTGATGCAAGAACAGTTTGCTTGACTCCGCCCATGCCAACATCCGCAGTAGGAAGAAATGACTTTCCACCAGCCAATGAGTTTTCTATTGAAGCAACCTTGGCCTGCCTCATTCTAGATTCAACATCAAGCTCGCCTTGCATTCTGCTCGCCTCAAGAATACTTGGACCACCTGGGGCTATCATTCTTGCGCCCATTTGTCCGCCAATAGGAATACCATATTCCTTTTGTTTTTCTTGTTCAAGAAATGCTGTTAGCTCGGCTGCTTTATTTGCCTTGCCCTTTGGGGTTTCTTCAATTGCTTTTTCTTCGTCTATCCGTCCTTTTTGCAAATCCTGCTGAAGTTTCTGCAATTCAAGATCAGACTTCATTGCTTTTTCAGATGCCATCCGCTGAAGTGCCGCATCGTAGTCTTTCGCTGCTTGTGTTATTGCTGGCATAAATTATTACCTAAAGAATGCATTAGATTGTGGTCCGCCGAAAAATCCCCCTGGTGCGGCAGCCCCAGCAAGACTACCAATACCACCAGCAATTGAAGCAAACTGTTGTGCGCCACTTTGCTGCCTAGAAATTGCCCCAACCTGTGCGCCATAGGTGCTTGCTCCATAATTAGCCTGCGACCCATACAAGCTTGCAAAAGCGTTCTGTAGCGAAACAGGAATGCCTTGATCCACAGTCTGGTAGAAAGGCGATGCCGTAGATTGCGCTGTCCCAAACTGACCAGGCAACGCTTGGTTAGCTTGGATGTAGTTCTGGAATGCACCCTGCTGGCCTGTAGTACGTTGGTTGGCAAGGTTGTAAACAGAAGGTCCACCAGCGATGAAGTTGGATGCTGCGCCAAGCCTGTTCTGGCGTAGCGTATCTCGGAAGGCTAAGTCTCCACGCATGGCATCGGACATAGTCTGACCAGAGGAAAGGAATTGACCGCCCATGCCAAGTCGAGACTGCTGTAGAGCGTCTCTTAGTTGGATATCCCTAGCCAACGCATCGCCAGTTGTTTGACCAGAGGAAAGGAATTGCGATGCTGCACCATAGCGAGCGAGCTTGCGTTGCTCCCCAGCCGCGCCAGATGTTACTGCTTCCTCTACTGCTGGCCCAATACCAAAGATGTTACCGCGAGCAGATTGCGCTCCGCGAGCAGCCTGCTGGTACTGCCTCTGCTCTTCCGCGCCAAGCTGAGAACCGAGGGCAAGTTGAGACATTGCCTCATCCTCAATCCTCTTTCTTAAGGCTTCAGTTTCTGGTGTAGTTGTAGCACCAACCGCAGATGCCGAATAATCCCTATAACCTTTTTCTAATTGCGCTCTAAAGGCTTCAGTTTCTGCGCTTTGAGTTGGGCCAATATCTTCAGTTGCAAGACTCCTATAACGCTTGCCTAACTCTACCGAGGTATCGTAGGAATCGGGGTCAATCTGGCGAAGCTGTTGTGTGGCACGTTCCTCTGGCAATTGCAAGAAGGATCGGAATGAAGTGATTTCTTTTGCTGCATCGGTTGAACCAACAGCAAGAGGTTTGAAGCTACCAATCTGACTTGTTGCATCTGAAACTGCGCTACGCACGCTGGCTAAGTCTTTCTTTAACCCATCCACATAAACATCGCTGGCAGTCCTCTGTGCGCTATTGGCTGGAAGAGTGGCAAGAAGTTTTTGCGCTGCTGTCAGCCTTTCTTGAATGCCAACCGCTTGAGTGTTGCCAAGTTCAACAACCCTCTTGTAGCGATCTACCTTAGCCGTGTTGTAATCATTTAATATCTGATCATCGGAGACTTGAAAATTCACTTTAGACGCAAGTGGAGAAGTACCATAGTTGCGTTCAGCCGAAAGAGCTAGAAGTGCTGGATCTGTTTTCCCACCAGCCAACTGTTGGATGCCACCAGCAACAGCGTTGTAAGTACCAGTTTGCTCGTTAAAGTTCGGTGTGCCACCAGTGTAAAGCATATTAGAAGCTTGCAGATTGTTTTGTAGTCCAGGCCCAGATAGAGCGGCAATTTGTTGGGCGGCGGCAGTTTGAGCAATTTGACTACTTGTTGCTTCATTAAGATTTTTTTCCAAATTTGAAATGGATTGCTTCATTTGCTGCGTTGATGCAACTTCAAAACTTTCATATGGATATTTCTTTGCATCAAAAGTTGATAATCTGTATGAATTGTTATTATAATCGTTGTTATTTTTTGCGTAATATATTTCACCATCAAATTTTTCTATTTCATTTTTTGAATTGATTGCAAACCTATCGGGACGAACAATAGCCAATGGATTTTTTTTTGCTGCCTGAATTTCTGGATTATCCGACGCAATTGTTCCCCTAAGAGTTCCTTCTCTTCCACCTATTGGAGCATATACTTTCATGTTTAACCTTTCAGCGGAGGATTAGCAATGTTAGTCCCAATCGTGCCGTAAACATCAATAGGAGCCTGCCGAGGACCAAAAGCCACGCCAGGTTCAACCGAGGCGTAAGGGCTTTCTCCGTAAAGACGTTCAAACTGACGTGTCATCTGTGTGCCAAGTCCACGATTTAGGGCATACGCCTGGGGGCTTTGTTCGTAAGACCTACGCAATCCTTCCATAGTACGCTGGGGGCCAAGTTGCCGTTCGTTCTGTAAGGCAGCCAAGGTTGCCGATTGCTGGTCTAAAGCCGATAATTGACGCTCTAGTGAGCGTTGCTGTGGCATATACTGGATGCGGAGCTTGTTCTCCATCGCAGCCATCTCTGGAGATTTCTCTAGGTAAGTCTCAACATTCTTCTTGTAAGCCTCAGCATTAGCCTGCGCTACCGCTGAAGGATCGGGCGGTGGAGGCGGTGAAGGAATAGATGGAGAACCACCCATATTAAGCCAAAGCTTTCTGCATAAATTTCATATAATCGTACTTTTTTTGAACTCCATTGCGTTTGAAGATTAGGCTCCTGCGGGGGCCAAACCTATCCCATAGGATAGTCAGCAGGCATTGCATAGCCAATCGGCTACGAGGAGTACTTCTACCATCAGTTGATGTAACAGTCAAGTCAACAAATGCGGTATCTCCGTCTGGTCTATGTAGGTAATGGATAGGTTCTTCTGACTCGTTAATTACCCTAGCTACCGCTACCCCCACTATTTCCTCGCCATCCTTAGCAACCCCAACCATGCCACGCTGATTGTACCAGCTAAACCACTCCCTGAAGATAGGCCAGCGAGACTCTGGCACGCCAGATAGCTCAACATACTCCATAGCGTTCATACGTTACTTTGTATCTGAATTGTGTCTGGGTTGGCTGCAACCAAGATGCCTCGAACAGACAGCTTCTTAACTGGAGCAGAGACAACAAACCTCATATTACGCCACTTCTGATATGACCTTAAACTGCTCGCCACCCGCTTTACAGTCTTTGCTGATAGGGTGGCTGGAAGGGTAAATGGCAAGGTAATACCACCAGATGACCTAGTATCAACTGAGGTAGCTATAGCAATGTCTGCACCATCAGTATCCCTACGCATACTAATCGTGGCCGCAGTTGAACCAGAATTAAAGAACTCAATCTCATAGTGCGAACCAAACTTCTGCGCTGTGCGATCATCAAACTCATACGCCTTGGTAGTCACAGCACTGGTGTAACTGCCAGTAGAAGTGTAGTCAACGTAATCGGAAGTTGCATCGGCTGAGTCAGCATCCTTGTATCCAAAGTAATGACCTACCTTGCTGGTCGGACTACCAATGGCAAGCTTTAGAGCGTTGGTTGTAAATCCAGAAGCAAAATTAGTAATAGCCATTCTAGCTGTAGGTATGCTCCACAACCCCTCAA